GATTGGTCGTCTAATTCCATGTACGCTTGGCTTAAACGATAGTCAGATGTTAAATGGTTGTAGTCATAGCTAACACGAATAATTACTTTTCTCATCAAAATCTCCTTAATTTACAATTTAATTATAACTTAATCTAACTTAACATTCTATGGAAATCAATACCCTTTGGATAGAAAAGTTGTTAAAAAAGCCATTCCACAAGCACAGCCTGTGGGGTGATAAGAAGTTTTACGATCCGCAACTGCATCCGATCACGCAAGAATTAGAGGGTAACTTCCCTGCAATACAGGCTGAAATCAAGGAATTGCTCAAGCGGTACGATGAGTTTGCTAATTTTCAAAGCATCAGCCCCGATCAGACTTACATTAGTAACGATGACCGCTGGCGTATGTTCTTCTTCAAGGCGGCAGGTGTCAGCTTTGGTAAAAACAAGCAACTATGCCCAGTAGCCATGAGTATTGTAGATAAGCACAAGGATGTGATTAGTGCCTATATATCGGTACTTGGCCCACGCAAACTGCTTAATCCGCATGAAGGCCCATGGTCAGGCATATTACGGATGCACTTGGGGGTAGTCATACCTGATGAAAAGATGTGCTCATTACACAATGGTGGAGAGGTCTATTTTTGGGAAGAAGGCAAGTGCGTATTGTTTGATGACACTTACACCCACATGGCACTTAACGACACGGACAGCATTAGGGCCGTACTGTTTTTAGACATCATGCGGCCATTACCCCAGCCTTGGAACTTTATTAATTGGGCAATCCTAAGACTATCAATCCTATTCCCCTATATATGGATACCCTACTTCCGTCACAGGAAATGGGAGAAGGCGTTTTACAAACAGCAGGTTAACTGATAGAATTAACTTATCTTAATCAACCACTTGGATAAGGTATGAGCGATAAACTGTCGAAATCTGTAGAAAACAACCTAAATAGAGCAGGTAGACCAAAGGGTGTGCCTAATAAGTCCACAGCAATGGCTAGGGAAGCGATAGCACAGTTTGTAGAGGGTAATGCCTACAAGATGCAAGAGTGGCTAGAACAGGTCGCTATTGGCGTTAAAAACGATGACGATAAATTCATTGTTTTACCCAATCCTGAGAAGGCTTTTGGTATGTTGCAGAGCGTCATGGAGTACCACTTGCCTAAGTTAGCCCGTACTGAACACTCAGGTGACGAAGATCAGCCTGTCAAGATCATTCACGAACACAAGTTCTTAGATTGAAAGAATTAGTCAAGAAGTACGAATATCCCTACAAATCACGGGATGCGTTCCTAGACTTCCACAGACGAGATCAACGCTGGGCTGTACTGGTCTGTCACAGGAGAGCAGGGAAAACCTGTGCCACAATTGCAGATACCATCCGTAGAGCCATCATGGATAAGAAACCTGATGGCAGGTACGCTTACATTGCCCCTTACTACGCACAGGCTAAGAACATTGCTTGGGATTACTTGCTTAAATACGCAGAACCAGCGATAGTTAAAGCCAATCAATCTGAGTTATGGGTAGAATTAGTCAATGGGGCTAAGATACGCCTATTTGGTGCTGATAACCCCGATGCCCTGCGAGGACTGTATTTAGACGGGGTAGTGCTAGACGAGTACGCAGACATGAAGCCTAGATTATGGGGTGAAATTGTGCGGCCATTACTTACTGATAGACAGGGTTGGGCTACATTTATTGGTACACCAAAAGGTCATAATGCCTTTTACGACATATACAACGAAGCCCAAAAGAACCCTAATTGGTATGTCAAGACGCTAAGAGCCGATGTATCGGGGCTATTGCCTGACGCTGAATTGGCGGATGCTCAAGCTACCATGTCAGCCAACCAGTACGAACAAGAATTCCTATGCTCATTTGAAGCCGCTATTCTTGGGGCGTATTACGGGCAGGAAATGCGTAGGCTTACAGACCTTGAGCGAATTACTACTGTAGATTACGACCCAATGTTCCCCTGCCATACTGCTTGGGACTTGGGATTCAACGATTCCACTAGCATTTGGTGGTTTCAAGTGGTGTACGGTGAGATACGGGTTCTAGATCACCACTCTAGCAACGGTCAAGCCGTGCCATATTACACAGGTTTACTTGCTCAAAAAGAAGATGAATTTGGGTACAAATATGGCTTTCATTACCTGCCCCATGACGCTAGAGCAAAAACTATGGCAAGCGGTGGTAAGAGCATAATCGAGCAATTTTCTGCAAAAATCGACATAAAACATCTAAAAATTGTTCCAAACCTATCATTACAAGATGGAATACAAGCAACACGACTTGCATTAACTCGCACTTGGTTTGATAATAGATGTGAAGAAGGCATCGAGTGTTTACGACAATATCAACGAGAGTGGGATGATGATAAGAAAGTATTTAGGGATCGCCCAAAGCACGATTGGACAAGCCACTCTGCCGATGCGTTCCGCTATCTCAGCATTGTATGGAAGGATGAGGACAGCCCTATCCTCAAAGATAACCGCATTAAAGGACTTCATGTCGGGCAAACGGATGTAACGCTAAACGAGATGTGGAAAGAAACGCCTAAACAAACAAACCGTAGGATATAGACATGGATCACAAATACGAAGATTGGTACAACTGCATCGCCCAGTACGAGCGTACATTCAAGGAATGGGAAGGTCGAGCCGATAAGATCGTTAAGCGTTACCGTGATGACCAACGCAGTCGCAACAATCCCAATGCCAAGTTCAATATCCTTTGGTCTAATGTTCAGACCATCACACCTGCTGTATTCGCTCGATTACCTAGACCTGATGTAAGCCGCAGATTTAGGGATAATGACCCAATAGGTCGTGTAGCGTCAATGATGCTTGAACGGGCATTAGAGTACGAAATTGAGCATTATGGTGACTATGCTAGTGCCATGAAGCAGTCGGTTCAAGACCGTCTATTAGGTGGTCGTGGAACAGCATGGGTACGCTATGAACCGCATATTGTTGGTGAAGAAGGCGGTGAAGCTGACGGTGCTCCCGATGATGGCTTTCAGGTTACTGAGGACATTGACGAAGCTGAAACTGAAGGCGGTATACACCGTGAGAACCAAGAACGCATAGAGTACGAATGTGCTCCAGTAGATTATGTTCATTGGCGTGACTTTGGTTTAACCGTTGCCCGTACATGGGAAGAAGTCACAGCCGTATGGCGTAAGGTTTACATGGGCAGACCTGCCCTTGTTGAACGCTTTGGTGAGGAACTGGGCGGTAAGATTCCGCTAGATACCAAGCCTGAAACATCCAAGACATTTAATGAAAAGATGGGCGAAGGTGCATCTGAAGCCGTTGTCTATGAGATTTGGGACAAAACTACGGGTGAAGTGATTTGGCTTAACAAGTCAATGGGTAAGATTCTTGACACCCGTGATGATCCGCTACAGCTAGAGAACTTTTGGCCATGCCCAAAACCGATGTTCTCAACCCTTACAACTGACAGCCTAATCCCTGTACCTGACTTTGTTCTGTACCAAGACCAAGCAAGACAGCTAGACACGCTGGCAGACCGCATTGATGGATTCATTCAAGCCCTTAAGGTTCGGGGCGTATATGACGCTTCTGAGCCATCCCTTGCCCGTCTATTCTCTGAAGGCGAGAACAACGCCTTGCTACCAGTTAAGAACTACGGTGCGTTTAGTGAAAAAGGTGGACTTGTAGGGGCTATTAACCTTGTAGACATCAAGCCAATTGCTGAAGGTCTAAACATGGCTTATCAAGCTATGGAGCAGGTTAAGGGTCAAATCTACGAGATCATGGGTATTGCTGATATTCAGCGTGGACAGACCGATCCTAACGAAACTCTTGGTGCTCAAATTATTAAGTCAAACAACGCTTCAGGGCGTTTAAAGACTATGCAACACGATGTAGTGAACTTTGCTACAGCCCTGTTACAGATTAAGGCACAGATTATTTGTAACCATTTTACCGATGACACTATCGTTAAGATTAGCGGTGCAATGCAATTATCCCCACAGGATCAACAACTTATACCGCAAGCCCTGCAACTCTTGAAAGACGAACCTGCTAAGAACTTCCGTATCGAAGTCACTAGCGATTCAATGATTTATCAGGATGAACAACAAGAAAAGCAAGACCGCATGGAGTTCTTGAGTGCTGTTGGTGGTTTCTTAAGCCAAGCACTACCTGCCGCACAATCTACACCTGAACTTACACCGATGCTAGTTGAGATGCTTAAGTTTGGCGTTACAGCGTTCAAGGCTGGTAAAGGTCTTGAAGGAATGATTGATGAAACAGCCGATAAGTTCCGTCAACAGATGAAAGCGGCAGAAGGTCAACCCAAGCCGCCATCACCTGAAATGCAGAAGTTGCAGATGGAACAGCAGATGGAACAGCAAAAGATGCAGATGCAACAGCAGATTGAGCAAGCCAAAATTCAGGGTCAGATTGAACTTGAGAAGGCTAAACAAGAATACCAAGCCCAAGAGAATCAGCTTAAGTTCCAGCTTGAAGATCAGCGTAACCGTGAGCAGATGCAGATGGAGATGGACTTGGAGCAGACCAAGCTGGATACCACCAACAACAAAGAACTGTTGCTGGCATACCTAAACAATGCGGCTAAGATTGAAACAACCCGTATATCTTCAGGTTTAGATACTGGTGAAGCGGCTTATGCTGACAATGTACAGATGGCTAATATTTTGCAAGACCAATTAGGATATTCCGACATGAAAAACCACCCATTACAACCTGCTATTGAGAATATGCAAATGAGCAACCAACAGTTAGCCCAAATGCTATCTATGTTGCTAGACAAGCTAAATCAACCTAAGACTGTGATTCGTGGCCCTGACGGTAAAATTGCTGGGGTTCAATAATGGCTATAACAGTCAAGCATTTAAAAGTATCAGCAATCCCTGATGCTGGGGATGACACACTTATTGAACCGTCAGATTGGAATGCTGACCACCAATTAGTAGGAACTGTCCCCGTTGCCAATGGCGGTACAGGTGCATCAACCCTTACTGGATATGTAAAGGGTAACGGCACTGCCGCCATGACCGCTAGTGCAACCGTACCAAATACGGATGTAACTGGCTTGGGAACAATGTCTACCCAAAACGCTAATGCAATAGCGGTAACTGGTGGGTCAATGTCAGGCGTTACGATTAGCGACTATGTTGCAACTGCAACAAAAGGCGTAGCTAATGGCGTTGCAAGTTTAGATGGAAGCGGAACAGTACCAGTTAGTCAGCTTCCTGCCGCAGTATTGGGTGCATTAAGCTATCAAGGAACATGGAATGCGAGCACTAACAGTCCTACCCTTACTTCTTCTGTTGGCACTAAAGGTTATTACTATGTTGTCAATGTTGCTGGTAGCACTAACCTTAATGGCATTACTGATTGGGTCGTTGGCGATTGGGCAGTATTTAATGGGTCTGTTTGGCAAAAGGTGGACAACACCGATGCGGTAACTAGCGTAAACGGCTATACAGGTACAGTAGTTTTAACTGCCGCAGATGTAAGTGCAGTACCTTACACGGGGGCTACTGGTGCTGTAGATTTAAACGCTAAGTCTTTAGTCAATGTAAGTAATTTAGGCATTAATACTACTACCGTACCAACTATTAAAATTAGGGCAGTAGGAGATAACAATTCCACTTCTCGTATTGCAATGCGTGGGTATTCAAGCGATGCCAATAGTTCTGCTATTCGGGTTACTAAATTTAGAGGTACTGTTGCCGCACCGCAAGCACCACAAAGCGGTGATAGCTTAGGTAAATTTGAATTAGCTGGTTATGGTACGACTTCTTCAGAAGGTTATCCACAAGCATCTTTAGAAGGTTTAGCCACAGAAGCATGGGGTGCAACTGCTAGGGGTACTAAAGCTGTAATCAAAGTTACTCCTAATACCACGACTACTCAAGTTACAGCCCTTACCATTGACCAAAATTCAGCCGCTACTTTTGCAAGCACGGTAACCGCTAATGGCGTATTGCTAACAGGCAATACAGGCACAGTTACAAGCGTAGCGGCAACGGCAGGTACAGGAATTACCGTATCAGGCAGTCCGATTACTACTAGCGGTACTTTGACTATTACCAATTCTGCCCCTGACCAAACCGTAGTATTGACTGCTGGAACTGGAATATCTACTAGCGGTACATACCCTAACTTTACGATTACCAATACAAGCCCATCAAGCGGTGGTACTGTAACTAGCGTAACTGGTACAAGTCCTGTAGTTTCTAGCGGTGGCAATACCCCTGCTATATCCATGCCAGCCGCCACTACTTCTGTAAATGGTTACTTAACATCTACCGATTGGAATACTTTTAACGGAAAATCTAATACCAATGGTACGGTTACAAGCGTTGCCGCATTAACTATTGGAACAACGGGTACTGACTTGTCATCCACCGTAGCTACAGGCACTACAACTCCAGTAATCACGCTACAAGTACCAACCGCATCCGCAAGCAATCGTGGTGCTTTAAGTGCCGCAGATTGGACAACTTTTAACGCTAAAGCCGCACCTTTTACCTACACTACAAGCTACATTCCTTATGGACAGGGAACTACAACCCCTAACCAATCATCTAGTTTAACCTTTGCTACTTCTACGCTAACAGCACCAATCGTTAGTGCAAGCAATGGCTTAATGGTTAACAGCAATACTGTATCGGCAAGCTATACGATTCCTAGCGGTTCTAGTGCTATGAGTGCAGGGCCAATGACTGTGGCTTCAGGTCAATCCGTGACAGTTTCTAGTGGGTCACGCTGGGTAGTTCTGTAATGTTTTCAACGGCTTTCCAAGCTAATGCGTTCCAAAATAACGCTTTCCAAGTTTATACAGCCCCACCGCCTGATAACAATAAAACTGGCGGTGATGATGCTACTTGGACAACTGAAGATTTAAAACGCTTACGCAAGCTATCGGCAAAGATCGCTGAACGCCAGCGTAAGCTAGAACAAGCAAGCAAAGACGCAAATGCGGATCGTAAGAAAGCGTTTAAAGAACAGATTGATCCAACGCCTGTTGCAAAAGTTAAGCAAACTAAAGTACAATCAATTCAAGAGGTTAAAGCTGATATACCGTCAGTCGATACACAAGAATTACAGCGGTCTATAAGCTACCTTGAAAACCAACGGAATAACATCCTTGAAGCGGTAGCGATCAGACACCAACAGGCTCTTTTGCAAGAGCAATTGAGGGTAATGGAAGCCAAACGCCTAGAGGAACTAGACGATGAGGTTGCATTATTACTACTCTTAAATTAAATCCACACGCAGAATATAAAAAAGCCTACGAACACCTACACGCTGGTAGGTTAGATGCAGGTTTTAGGCTTTTTGAATATAGATGGCATCCTGATGTCATGGCCAATCAACTTGAAGGTTACGCTAAACCTTTAAAAATGCCCGTTTGGAGAGGTGAAAGCCTACTTGGTAAATCCATAACCGTAGTTGCAGAGCAAGGCTTTGGAGATATTATCCAGTACGCACGATTCCTACCATTTCTAAAGGTAATGGGTGCTAAAAAAGTAGTTTTATTGCAAAACGGATCACTTCATCACCTGTTTGGTCAGATGGATTGTATTGATACCTTTACAAATATGCCTGAAGAAGGCGTTGCCACAGAATCGGATTATTGGCTGGGTATTATTTCTCTGCCTTATTACATTAGTCTAGCCCCAGCCTACGCAAAAGCCCTGTTTCCAATCAGTAAAAGCAAGATTGTTGGTTCAGAAGGCTATTTAGATGCCATTCCTAGCAATATTCCAAAGAAGATAGGCGTTAATTGGTCAACTTCTAAAGGGATTTTGCACTACATACGAACCCTAAACCCTGAAATCATGTTGCAAGCTGTTGGTGATGACGCTTATTCATTAAATATTGATGAAGATAAGTTTTGGACACCTTTACCTGACGATGGTTGGAAGCAAGATTGGTCTAAAACGGCAAGCCACCTTAAGGCCCTTAAAGGTTTGGTTACTGTAGATACTGGCATAGCCCATCTAGCAGGTGCTTTGGGCGTTAGAACCATCGTAATCATGCCTAGAAAAGAATTTAAGTGTTGGCGTTGGAAGCACGGCACTTGGTACAACTCTGTAGTTACGGTTGAAGAAGATGAAATGGACAAAATACCCGAAATCATAAGGAGAATGTAATGGCTTTAGTTAAAGTCACAGTTAAATGCCCACATTGCAAGGTGGATCACGAAGAATATGATGCAACGCAATACGATGATAAAGAAAAATACCTTGCTTATTGGAATATTCCGTTTGATACGCCACAAGCTGAAGAAGCGTGGCAAGCCAAGCTAAACATGACGCCTAAAGAAACAGCTATGGTTATGCCTGACATTGAAGGCCATATCAGCATGGCTGACGGTACTTGGGTGTCTAGCCGTTCTAAGCATCGTGAAAACCTAAAGCGTAATAACTGCGTTGAGATTGGTAATGACATCCCAATGGAGCAGAAAAAGCCTGAATTTAGCCGTCAAGAACAAGAAGCCCGTAAGCGTCAAATTGCGGAAATCACTTATGCAAAACTTAACTACAGATAAGGTAAACCATGTCAGATGACCGTAGAGAATTACTAGAAGCCGCATTAGACCAAGCCGAAGAAGGCACTTTAGAAGCACCAATTGAAAAGGAGATTGAAGTAAATGACGACCCAATCCAAGCCGAAACTCAAGAAAGCAACGACAGTAGCCAAGAAAGCAACGACCGTGACGAAAAGGGTCGTTTCAAAAGTAGCAAGGAAGAAACCAGTAGCACAGACAATACCGCTGAAGAACCCGAACTGGCTAATGAAGCTAGTGATGCTAATGAAGAAGAAGTAAAACGCCCTACTACTTGGAAGAAAGAGTATCGGGATGTTTGGGACAAGATGCAAGAAGGCAAACCGCTAGATAAAGAGGAATTTGCTAAGTTTGCTGAATATGCCAACCAGCGTGAAGCTGAATATAAGCGTGGGGTTTCTGCCTACAAAGCTGAAGCCGACAATGCTAGAGAACTAACACAAGCTATTGGTCAATTTGTACCTGAACTTCAAAAGCACGGTATTCACCCTGTTGCTTGGATTAATAACTTAGGTAGAGCACACTACACTTTAGCCAACGGAAGCTATGAACAGAAGTTAAGTGCCTTTAATAGACTTGCACAAGATTATGGAATACAATTAAACCAAGATGCACTTCAGATGCCTGAACAGGCGTATGTAGACCCGTATCAACAACAGTTAATGCAACAGCTACAGGCAACACAACAGCAGGTGCAACAATTGTCAGCGATTAGGGAGCAAGAAGAAAATGCTCGACTGAACAATGAAATCAGTCGGGTAAGCAGTAACAAGGAGCGGTTTCCGCACTTTGAGATGGTAAGGGAAGATATGGCTCAATTACTTGAGCGAGGTTTAGCCCAAGACCTAGAAACGGCTTATGCCAAAGCGGTGCGTATGAATGACGAAGCGTACAAGCTAGAGCAGGATAAACTCCTGAGATCAGCCAATACCCAAGCGTCTAAGGC